CGAGCGCGTGCGGTTGGGTAGTGCGCTGGCCTCAATTTCGTGTATAGTGTCGGCAACGGCCATCAAGAAGTGGGAGCCGGGTTCAGACACTGCGGAGACGTGGACGCCACAGAGCGACACATCCGAGGGCTGGACGGCTCAATCAGATACGGCAGAGACATGGACGCCGCAATCTGATACGACTGAGGCATGGACGCCTGTTTCGGACACGGCGGAAACTTGGACAAAAGCGGCATAAGGGCGGCTCAAAATGGCAGATACCAACACAACCTCTTACAGCCTTGTGAAGCCAGAAGTTGGCGCATCCGAGGATACTTGGGGGACCAAGATTAACGACAACTTCGATGATCTTGATGATCTCTTGGACGGAACGACACCCCTTGTCGCGCTGAGCATCTCAGGCGATTTGACCATTGCCGACAAGATCGTGCATTCTGGCGACACGAATACCGCCATTCGCTTCCCTGCGGCTGATACCGTGACAGTGGAGACGGCTGGGTCTGAGCGGCTTCGGGTTACCTCCACGGGCAACGTGGGAATCGGAAATTCCAGCCCTACTACACGCTTGCAAGTTTCCTCTGCTTCTTCTGGGGCTACGGGGGTGGCTGGTCTTAACACCATCATCGCTGAAAACAGTGGGGCTGCGGGCATTGCGATACTTACGCCGAATAATGTGTTTGGCTCTATTGCGTTTGGTGACCCCGAGAACGGTGCAATTGGTCGCATCCGCTACAATCACAGCGACGACTCTATGACCTTTAACACCAACGGCTCAGAAGCTGCGAGGATCTCCGCTGCAGGCAACGTAGGTATCGGTACAACCGCTCCGGCATCCCAGCTTCATGTGGCAGGCAACACCAACAACACAGCCCAGTTCACCGCGTCTATTTCCGGCACCACCATGGATGTCACTGCGGTTACGTCTGGCACCCTTGCGGTTGGGGATATTGTATACGGCGGCGGCGTTTCTCCTGTCACTCATATTACAGCCTTGGGGACTGCTACGGGTGGCACTGGAACCTATACGGTCAGCGTCTCTCAGACCGTCGTTTCTGGGACTATGTTCACTGGCTCTGGCACTGCTGCTACGATCAGGATTTCTGATACGGACACTGGCGTCCAAATTGGTCAGCCGGGAGGGACCATTGAGTTCTTTGGGACTGATTTGAATACTCCGGGAGCGGGTGTTGGGGCTTACATCTCTGCCGTTGCGGAAGACACATCACCTGACACTGCTCTGACATTCGGCACCCGTAATGATATTGCTGGCGGCGTTGACGCCAACGAAAGATTGCGGATCACTTCTACTGGCGACGTGGGGATTGCGGAAAGAGACCCGCAGGCAAGACTACACGTCAACGGGGATATTCTTGCAGTTGGAAGCAGTGACCTTGCCACCGCTGGGCCAATCCACTACCTTCGCAGGGCTTCCGCGTCCCCAGATGACAACGACTACCTTGGCAGTGTTAGCTTCCAAGGGTCCAACAGCGCCGGGGCTAATAACGTAGACTACGCCAGCATCATTGCTCAAGCTCTTGATGTGACTTCCGGCACAGAAGACGGCGCGTTGACCTTTTGGACTATGAGCAACGCGACATTGGCCGAGCGCGCCCGCATTGACTCCATCGGGAACATCACCCAAGCCAACGCCACCTCTGGCTCTGGAGCTATTGTTGGTGAGCAAACCTTCCGCCTCGCCGCTGACGTAACCGCCTTCGGCCCCACCATTGGTGACTTCTTCGGGGCCACCTCAGCCATCTCTCTTGAGGCCGCGTCGGTCTACGAGATCACGATCTACGCGGTCTTCACGAAGACCACTGCGGGCACCGCCACTTGGACGCTGACCGCCTCGTCTGCTCCAACCCGCATGGTTGGCAGTTACCGAGCAAACCCGTTAACTGGTATTGGCGCAGGGCCACCCATAAACGGTTTTGCAGGATCGCAAGGGGCAACCACAGCGGCTTTCGGGGCAACAGCTTCCCTGACAACTGCCGTCAACCATGCGTACCAGTTTGACGTTCGGGTGCAGACAAACGCTGCATCAAGCTTTAAGCTTCAACTCACCCAAGGCGCGGGAACCGCAACGCCCTTGGCCGGGTCATACTACACGGTCAAGAAGATAAGCGCGACTACCGGTACTTTCGTATAACCCATAACCCCTGAAAGGAGGATCGCGATGGCCGAGAAAAAACCAACCGTCATCGCGATCAACGACGTAGACTACACCGAGGACCAACTGACCGCCTCGCTCAAGAAGGAGACCGAAGAATGACGATCATCACTTGGCGTGTCGCTCAAATGGACCGCAACGCTGCTGACGGCGGCGTAACAACCGCGCATTGGATCGTGACTGCCGTTGACGGCGCTCACGTCGCTTCTGCCTACGGCGCCGCAGGCTTCACCCCTGACGCATCGGCGGCTGGCTTCAAGCCTTACGCCAGCCTGACCGAGGCCGACGTGCTGGCATGGGTCTGGGGATCCGTGGACAAAGCCGCCGCAGAGGCATCGCTGGAAGCCCAGATCGAAGCCCAGAAAAACCCTGTCACGCTCAACGGCTTGCCTTGGTGATCTGATGCCCCTAGTCCCGCTCGCCATTCCGCCAGGTGTCTACCGCAACGGGACCGACTATCAATCGTCGGGCCGCTGGCGTGATGCCAGCCTCATCCGTTGGATTGAAGGCACGATGCAGCCGATCGGCGGGTGGGCAAATCGTGTGACCGTCTCGTCGGACAAGAAGGTGCGCGGTTCCATCGCATGGCGGGACAACAGCGCCGACCGCTGGATGGCAGCCGGCACCTACGAAAAACTGTTTGCTATCTCTGGAGCAAACACCGTGACCGACATCACACCAGCGAGTTTGATACCGGGCCTTGAGAGTGCTGCTTTTAACCTCGGATATGGCGGTGGGTTTTACGGGTACTATACTTATGGCACGCCGCGCGAAGACGCGGTGAACTACACCGAAGCCACGACATGGAGCCTCGACACTTGGGGCGAATACCTGATTGCTTGCTCCAATGCGGACGGCAAAATCTACGAGTGGCAGCTTAGCGCCGCCGCAGACGCGCTTGTCATCACCAACGCGCCGACCGGGAACCTCGGCATTGTCGTGACCGAAGAACGTTTCCTGTTTGCTCTCGGGGCAGGCGGGAACGTCCGCAAGGTGCAGTGGTGCGACCGCGAGGACAACACTGTCTGGACGCCTGCTGCCACGAACGAGGCTGGCGATTTGGAGTTGCAGACCCTTGGCCAGATCATGCTGGGCATCAAGGCGCGCGGGCAAACTTTGATCCTGACCGATCACGACGCGCATGTGGCAACCTATCAAGGCCCACCCTTCGTTTACCGCTTCGAACGTGTCGGATCAGCCTGCGGTGCTATCTCACGGCGCTGCGCTGCTGCGGTTGATCGCGGCGTTTTTTGGATGGGCGAGAGAGGCTTTTTCATGCTTTCCGGTGGGCAGGTGCAGGATGTGCCCTGTGAGGTGTCCGACTACGTTTTCAACAATATCAACTCCTCTCAGCGCAGCAAAGTCCACGCCGTTACCAACGCCAAATTCAATGAAATCTGGTGGTTCTACCCGTCTGCTGTTGGCAACGAATGCGACAGCTATGTGGTTTTTAACTACGAGGAAAACCATTGGGCCATCGGTTCGCTGGCCCGCACGTCTGGCGTTGATGCGGGTGTGTTTGCAAACCCTGTTTGGTTCGGAACAACCGGCATCGCCTACAACCAAGAAAGCGGCTCCAACCTGAGCAGCGAGGCGGTGTTTGCCGAAAGCGGCCCGTTTGAAATGGGGGCTGGCGACACGACGATGATGGCGTCTATGCTGATCCCTGACGAAAAGACGCAAGGTCAGGTCTCGGTGACGTTCAAGACGCGGTTTTACCCAAACGACACCGAGCGGTCTTATGGCCCCTATAGCATGGCCGCGCCGACCGATGTTCGCTTTACCGGGCGGCAGGTTGCGATGCGGGTGACGGGCGCTGCCAATGATAGCTGGCGCTGGGGCGTTCCGCGCATTGACGCCATCCCCGGAGGCCGCCGTTGAGGTTTGGCGTCCCACCGATTGGTCAGGACTTCCGCCTTTGGGGCGAGGATTTGCGCCGTTTTCTGGCCCGGTTCTGGGATAACATCAGCTTTAAGTCTGACAACGCCACGCCGACATCCAACGGCGTTCTCCTGTGGGACGACGTGAACGGCTACCCGGTTGTCTCCAAGGGGAACGAGTGGCGGCAGATCGTGCTGGCTGACGGGCATGCCATTTTTGCTCAAGACGCAACGATTACCGCAGCCGCCAACAACACAGCCTACGCGATCCTATTCGACGCGCCATCGCTTGCCGTAAACATTTCGCGTGACCCGTCCAACCTCACCAGAATTGTTTTCGCCGACAAGGGCTTATACCGCATCTCGTTTACGGCGCAGATTACCTCGTCATCAGGTAGCACGCTGGAATTCAGGTTCTGGCCGCGCGTGAACGGCACAGACATCACGGGCAGCACAATGGTCGCCAGCCTGCACAACAACGGCGCGACCATCGTCGTCTCCCGCGACTCAATTTTCGAGTTTGAGGCTGGCGATTATCTGGAGGCCATGTGGGCCACGACAAGCACCAACGGGTCTCTGTTGGCTCATGCTGCGACTGCATATGCCCCAGCTTCGCCTTCAGCGACGATGGCCATCAGTCGGGTGCAGGCATGACGCTCTTGGAGCATTGCCGGAAATGGATCGAAGACGCGTTGGAATACAGCGGCGGGTCGCATGATTTCCAAGATGTGGCTGACGGCATCCTGAGCGGGCGCATGCAGTTGTGGCCTTCTGAAAAGGGGTGCGCTGTCACTGAGATTGTGATATACCCTAAGAAAAGTGTCCTGCACGTTTTTTTAGCCGGTGGTGAGATGGAAACAATCGTCAGCATGATTGATTCCGCCGTGGCTTGGGGAAAGACACAGGGCTGCACATCAATGACAATCGCTGGGCGACGTGGCTGGGAAAGAGTTCTTGCAAAGCACGGATACAAGCCAGTGATGACAGTTTTGGAAAGGGACTTCAAATGAGCGGCGGCGGTAAGGGTGGGCGGCAGACGACCGAGGTGCAGATCCCGGAGTGGCTTGAAGCTGCGGGCCAAGAAGCCCTAAGGCGCGGGCAGGCAGCGGCCAACATCGGTTATACGCCATATTACGGCCCAGATGTTGCCGCAATGACGCCGATGCAGATGGCGGCTGGCCAAGGCATCAACACGGCTGCGGGCGCTTTTGGCCTCGGGACCACCGATCTGTCGATGGGTATGCCCGCGCCTCAAACCTTCTCTGGTGGCGTGCAGGGCTACTCGTCCGGCGGCCTTTACGACGAGGCTCTAGCTGAGTTGCAGCGCCGCGCACCGGGCCAGTATGACGCCATCACGGGCATGTTCATCAATCCGCAGACGGGTGCCGCGCCTCTTAGCTTCGGTTCTGGCGTTTCGCCGATGGCCCAGATGGCAGCCGCGCCTGTGACCTATCCCCAGCCTGTCGTTGAACGTGGTGGGCGTGACCGTGACGGCATAGGCAAAGGCTCTAGTTCCGGCGGTTCTGGCGGTTACACCAGCATTGGCGACATGTTCGACGGCGGCGGACCCGGAAGATCAGGCAAAACTTTTTCCGGCGGCGGTCGTGTCTCCGGCATTGCGAACGCGGCTGGGATTAGCCCGGTCGGGCGCGACGGCGGCGGCGGTATGGGACGGGGGAAATAATCATGAACGTGTTCCAGCAATCTCAGCAGGCGCTGACCGGCGCTTTGCAAGGCACGACGGCGGCGGGGAGAGCCCGCCCGGTGAATGTCACCGCGCAGAGCGTCGGAACGCAGTTTGGCTACAACCCGGCGAACGTCGGCGCGGCCTCGGTCGGCACGCAATTCGGTTACAACCCGAACCAAGTCGCAGCGCAGAACGTCGGAACGCAGTTTGGCTACAACCCGCAAAACGTGCAGGCTGGGTTGGCGTTCGGTGGCATCAACACATACATGAACCCTTACACCCAGCAAGTCATCGACACCACGATGGCCGATCTGGAACGCCAGCGCCTCACACAGCAAAACCAGCTTGGCGCTCAGGCAACCGCTGCCCGCGCCTTCGGCGGATCGCGTCAGGGCATTGCCGAGGCCGAAACCAACCGCGCCTTTGCAGAGCAGGGCGGCCAATTTGCAGCCCAGCTTCGCCAGCAAGGCTTCCAAACCGCTCTCGGCGCGTCTCAGCAGGACGTGGCCAATCAAATGCAAGCCGCATTGGCCAACCAAGCTGCCGGCGGTCGCGCCGCAGAGTTCGGCCAGCAGCTTGGCTTCCAAGCGCAGCAAGCAAACCAACAGGCCGCCATGCAAGCCGCATTGGCCAATCAGGCTGCGCAGGCTCAAGCCGCGCAGTTCGGCCAGCAGACGGGCTTGCAGGCTCAGGGCATGAACCAGCAGACGGCGTTGCAAGCCGCATTGGCCAATCAGGCTGCGCAGGCTCAGGCCGCGCAGTTTGGCCAGCAGACGGGCCTGCAGGCTCAGGGCATGAACCAACAAGCAACGTTGCAAGCCGCATTGGCCAATCAGTCGGCGCAGGCTCAAGCCGCGCAGCGTCGCCTTGCAGCCGCAGGTCAGCTTGGCAACCTGTCGCAGCAAGCCTTCAACATGGGCCAATCGATCAACCAGCAACAGCAGCAGTTCGGCACGATGCAGCAGGCCATCAATCAGGCCCTTATCGACGCCGCGCGCGGTCAATACGGCGGCTTCACAGGTTCGCCCACACAGTCTCTAAGCACTCTGCTTGGTGCCCTTGGTGGCGCGAATATGGGGCAGCAGACGGAGACGGAGACGCAGCGTCCGGGCGTGCTTCAGTATCTAACGCCGTTCCTTGGGGCGCTGTAATGAGCGTGATGGACTACGCCAACGCGATTGCGAGCATCGAAAGCGCCGGAAGCGGCGACTATGCTGCGCTTGGCCCGGTCACGAAGAAGGGCAACAGGGCTTATGGCCGCTATCAGGTCATGGACTTCAACATCGGCCCGTGGACTGAAAAATACCTTGGCCGTCGCATGACGCCCGAAGAATTCCTTTCCAGCCCAGAGGCGCAGGACAAGGTGTTCGCTGGCGAGTTTGGATCGTATGTCCAGAAGTACGGCAACCCGCAGGACGCGGCCTCTGCTTGGTTCACTGGGCGGCCCTTGTCTGAAGGCGGCAATCGCAGCGACATTCTCGGCACCACGGGCAACGTGTACGTTGACAAGTTCAACCGCGCGCTTGGCGTGGGTGGCTCACCGATGCCGGGGCCGACCACCGCTTTTGGGCCGGGGACGCCGATGGCAGCCGCGCAGCCGATGATGTTGCCTGATGATCCGTTTGAGGACATGGGCGTGCTGTCTCGCTTGGCCGCCAGCCGCGGCATCGCACAGGACGCGGACGCCGCGCCTATCGTAAACCTGTTTAATATTCTGACGCAGAAGAAAGACCCGCGCTTGGCCGAAGCCGCAAAGGCGCGTGGTGGTTTCTTCGGGCTTTTGGGGGGCTAAATGGCTGATCCTATCACTCAACCGCAGCGCCAAGGCTTGCTCGGTGGCTTCTTCGGGCCGCAGGGACGTGACGCGCGCGCCCGGCTCGCCATTGGCCTTGAGGGCCTAACGATGAACCCCAATCAGGCGCTGATCGGGCAGTTGCAGCAGGGCATCGAGGGGCGCAAGACCGAGCGTGAGCAAAATGCCACGATCAACTGGCTGCGTTCACGCGGGCGTGATGATCTGGCGCAGGCAATGATGGGCGGGCTTCCTGCCGCCGAAGCTATGCGCGTGGCTATGACGCCTGCGCCCGGTCCTGAAATCCGTGAGGTTGGCGGCAAGCTGGTTTCAATCGGGCCGAATAACACGGTTTCCGAGCTTTATGCGCCAACTGCTGCGCCTGGCTACCGCCAGGTCACAGGCGCACAACTTGGCCTTCAGGGCGCGGACGCCCAAAAGATCTTCAACGTGTCACCTGACGGGCAGGTCACGGCAATCGGCGGCGCGGGAACGACGGTGAATGTTGACACCGGGGCTGGCAGCAAATTTGAAGAAGAATTTGCAAAACTTGACGCAAAGTCGCTTGCTGACATTTCCGTGACCGGTGTTCAGGCTGTGCGAAATCTTGGTCGCATCGATCAGTTGGAATCGCTTTTGGCGAGTGCCCCGCAGGGCATGGAGGGCGCGATCAAACTGGCCGCTGGCGAGTTTGGCATCAACACCGAAGGCTTGAGCGACGTTCAGTCTGCACAGGCAATCATTAACAGCCTTGTGCCAGAGCAGCGCGCTCCGGGATCTGGCCCGATGTCTGATGCAGACTTGGCGCTGTTTAAGCAATCTCTCCCGCGCATTGTGAACCAGCCCGGCGGCAACGCGACCATCATCAGCACCATGCGCGCCATCGCGCAATATGATGCTGAAGGTGCAGCCGTCGCACAAAGGTTCCGCGCTGGTGAGATTGACCGCGCAGAAGCTTTCCGGCTGTTGCAGTCTCGGCAAAACCCGCTGGCCAATTTCAGAGCGCCCGCTGCGATTGAGGGGAGCGGAGGGCCGACGACCGTGCGGACATTTAACCCGGCTACCGGACAACTGGAGTGATCTGCAATGATTGAAGTTCAGGCTCCAGATAACACTATCGTTCGCTTTCCTAACGGGACGCCGGATGATGTTATCAGGCAGGTTATGCAGCGTGAATATGGCACACCAGTTCAAAGCCAAGGTCCGCGTGCTGCGGCGCAGGGTTTGACGCTTGGAACCGCTGACGAGATTGAGGCGGCGGCTCGTTCTGCCGCAACGTCTGTCGCGTCAAGGCTTGGCTTTGATGTCAACGACCGCTCATATGAAGAAGTCCTGAACGAAATTCGTGGCAGCCTGAAGGCGTACCAAGAGGCGCGCCCACTTGCGTCTTTGGGCTATGAGGCGGCTGGCGCAGCTATTCCTGCCGTTGCTTCGCTTATTGCTGCGCCTTTCACTGGCGGCACATCTACAGCGGCCACGGCTCCCAGCCTTGCGCGCCTAGCTACTCTGGCTGGCCTTGAGGGCGGGTTGTATGCCTTTGGCACTGGTGAGGGTGGATTTGCTGAGCGAGCGTCAAGGGTTCCCGGAGGTGTCGTTACGGGCGCAGTCGGCGGCACTCTTGCTGGCGGTGCCACTCGAGCCGCAGGTGGCGCGCTGAATGCAATCACTGGTACTGCGCGTCGTATTCTTGGCAATCGTGGTTCTAGCATCGTTGAAAATGAAATTCAGCGCCTTGCCACTCAAACGGGCAAGACGGCTGATGAGATTGCCAACGACATTCTTAATGGCCGAATTATGGCTGAAAACGAGACGATCCGTGCGGCAGTCCGAGCATACCGCGCTGGAGGCGGTGAGGCTTCAACCATTATCACGCAAGCCATGACGCCACGGCCGGCGCAGACCCGCGCGCAGGCCATGGAAGAGATGCGGACATATCTTTCCGATGCGAACGCGCCGAGTGCATTGCGCGCACAGCGGGCTGATGAGGAAGCCGCAAAGGTTGCGGAGCGCGCAGCTTATGCGCCGTTCAAAAACATTGAAGCGCCGGAGCCAGTTTCTCGCGAAGTTCTTTCTGCGCTTGAAGTTGTCCCTGAAGCCATCGGTGAAGTGAATAAAATGTTCCGTGGTTTGGTTTCTGTGACGCCTCCAGCAAATGGTGTCGGACCAGCCAACGTGACATTTACGCGGCCCATCACGATTGACGAGGCAGAGCGCGTCCGCAGAGCCATTTCAAACGCCGCAGGGGCAGAATATCGCGCTGGATTCGGTGGCGCTGGAGAGACGTTCTCTGAGGCCGAAAAAGGGCTTCGCGGCGTGCTGGATGTCGCATCTCCTGAGCTTGGTGCAGCCCGCGCCACGGCGGCTTCTGTGAGGGGGCAGCGTGATGCCTTTGAGGCGGGCCAGACCGCCCTTGCTGGTGATGTTAACGAAAAGCTGTTGGCATTTTCAAAGATTACCGACCCGCAGAAAATTGAGGCATACCGCGCTGGCCTCATGGCCGCCCTAGAGGCTCGCGCTGCGACTGGATCTCGCCAAAGCATGATCCGAAATCTTGCCAATCCTGAAACAAAGGAAGGCCGCATTCTGCGCGAGGTCTTGCCGCAGGACGCGATTGACGACGTGCTGAACAGACTAGAAACAGCCCGCGCGTCTCAGGTCACAACAGACTTTGTGCTTGGTGGCAGCCCAACGGCAGAGACCACAATGGAAGCCGCTCGCCGTGGTATGGATATTTCTGTCGCAGACGTTACTGGTGCGCTCAGGGCAAGCCCTGACGCTGTCATTAGGATTGCATCGAACCTTGCCTCGCGGTTTACCCGTGATCTGACTGACGCAGAGCGTGCGCGCGTTGCCCGCATCTTGGTTTCTGAAGACCCAGAACTGGTAAGAAGGGCAATTGTTGACCAGGGCGCGATGGCCGCCTTACAGACACGCATCCAAGAACTGACCGCAGCAGGGACAAGGGGTGCCGCCCGAGCAGGGACCGTGACGGGAGCGCAGCCGGGTGCTAATCTATCACAGCAGGCAATTCGCGGCCTTCTCGCACAATAACGGAGACACAGATGCAGCCGAAACGCCTGACGGACGACGAAATCCAGAACACCATCACAAGCTCCGTGCGCGAGGCCGTGGACTTCGTGGAAACCGAAGTCGCGCCAGATCGCATCAAGTCGCAGAAGTATTTCGACGGCAAGTCTGCGGTTGACTTCGAGGAAGGCCGGTCGAGAGTTGTGGCGACCAAGGTGCGCGACACGATCCGCGCCATCAAGCCCGCGCTGATGCGTGTGTTCCTGCAATCCGACAAGCCGGTGGAGTTTATCCCGAACACCCCGCAAGCCGTCATGGGTGCCGATCAGGCAACCAAATACGCCAAGTATGTCTTTGAGCGGAACAACGGCTTCCGCATCCTGTCGGACGTATTCCACGACGCGCTTATCAAAAAGGTCGGCGTGGCCAAGGTTTACTACGACGAGGTGCAGCACGTTGAGATTGATGAATATAGCGACCTGACGCCTGAGCAGCTTGCCTTCATCGAAAATGACCCGGAAAGCGAAGTCCTATCGCAGGAAGAAACGATCATTGCCGAGGCCGTGATTGACGAGATGGGCATTGAAATCCAGCCGCGCATGGCCAGCTATAATCTGCGCGTTGCCCGCACGTCCACCAAGGGCCAGATCAAAATCCAGAGCGTTGCCCCCGAGGACTTCTTTGTGGACCGCATGGCCGTCAGCGTGGACGACTGCTACGTCTGCGGCCACACCAGCGAAGCCCGCGTTGGCGATCTGGTGGCGATGGGCTTTGACTTCGAGACTGTCTACAACCTCGCAGGCGCATCAGACGGCACGGTTGACGACGAGGAAGAAATGGCCCGCCGTGGCTGGGACGACACCGACGACGATGAAAATGCCGCCGATCCGTCCATGCGGAAGGTCCAATTCACCGAAGCCTACATGAAGATGGACATTGAAGGCACGGGCGTTCCGCGCCTTTACAAGTTCATCTGCGCTGGCAACGACTACGAAATCTTGGACTACGAACTGTGCGACTATATTCCATTCGCCATCTTTGAGGTTGACCCGGAGCCGCACACCTTTTTTGGTCGTTCACTGGCCGAGATTGTGATTGAGGATCAGGACGCGGCAACGTCGCTTCTGCGCGGTCTGCTGGATGGTCTGGCGATGGCCAACAATCCCCGCGTGATGGCCGTTCAAAACCTTGTGAACATGGACGACCTGCTGAATAACGAGATCGGCGGCGTGGTGCGTGTCAAGGACATCAACGCCCTGCGCGAGTTTTCCATCGGCGGCGGTGCATCGGCTGCGCTGCCAGCCCTGCAATTCTACGACGAGTCGATCCGCGCCAAGACGGGCGTGACGGGCGCGGCTATGGGCATGGATGCGGATGCGCTGCAATCCCAGACTGCGGCTGGCGTCAATGCCGCCGTGCAGGCCGCCTCGGCTGTCTCTGAGTTGATCGCCCGCAATCTGGCCGAAGGCGGTATGCGGCAGATGTTCCGTTTGATCTCCCAGATCGCACGCGCCAACCCGAACCCCAACGAGATGATGCGGCTTGACGGCCAGTTTGTCCCGGTCGATCCGCGTTCGTGGACCAATGATCTGGATCTGGTCACCAACGTCGGCTTGGGCAACAATCGCCGCGAGGATCGGATTGCCGCTCTGCAAATGACGATGCAGACGCAGATGCAACTCTGGCAAGCCTACGGGCCGCAGAATGGCATTGTTACGATGACGGGCATCCGCAACACGCTGGCTGACATCTTGGGCATGGCGGGCATTCACAATGCCGACCGCTACTACAACCCCATGAACCCGCAGACCGAGCAAATGCTGATGATGCAGGCTGCGCAGGCCGCGCAGGCGCAGCAAGGCCAAGCCCAGCCGTCTGACCCCAATGCGGCCTTCTTGCAGGCGGAACAGATGAAGATGTCGGCCCGCGTGCAGGCTGACATGGCCAAGACGCAGCTTGACGCCCAGCGGCTTCAAATGGAAGATGACCTGAAGCGGGACCAGATGGCTCAAGACTTGGCTTTGAAGGCCGCCGAGCTTCTCGCCAAAACCGGCGTTCAGCTTGATCTGAATGCTATCAAGCGTGAACAGCAAATGCCGAGGATGCCATTTGTCCCTAATCAAACAGCGGGCTTCTGAAGCCAAAACACTCCTCGCCGATCACGTTTTCCAAGCCGTGATCGGCGAAATCCGCAATGATGCAGTGGGGGTGTTTTTAGACGCAACCTGTGATATAAACAGGGTCGCGGCGGCACACGAACATGTGCGCGCCGTTCAACTCATACTCGACGCCCTCCAAGCGCGACTAGACGCCGAGGCCGTTGAGGCAAAACAGGATCGGGACCGTGCAAACGACTGATACACTCGAAGCGGCTGTTGATAGCCTGCTTGCTCCTATGAACGACGAACCGAAAGCCCAACCCGAAACGGCGGCAGAGGAAGA